GGCCTTTCGGCCCCTCACGCTACCCTATAGGTAGCGTGATTCCTTAGCTCCGAAGCCGGTGAATCCACCGGCCCGGACCTTCTTCAGTTTGATGTCGACGACTGAAGGGCGTCCAGAATGGATCAGATGTTTTGGATCCTTGAACGGAGCATCGCCCCGCTTCAGAAACACCTTAAGAAGCGCAGGATATCCATCGATTTCATTCTTTGGTATCCTGGGAACAGAGACATAGGCCATAACCAATGGCCGCTGTTCCTGCCCGTCCCAATGAGTGACGTCATAGACGTCCCCATGGGACCACCGCCCGAGGGCGCCACTATTCCGGGTAACAACCGGATAGTGTGGTAAGATCGACCGGATTCGGCGATCCAACCAGGCAACCGTCCTCTCGTACCCCAGCTCGAAAAGCTGGTTCCGAAGGGAGACGATCGCCTCGACCTCTTTTCCATCCCTCAGTGATTGGGGGAAGACCCTTCTTACACGGACAACGTCAACCGACGTGCCGTCATAGAAGTCCGCTCCGCAAGACTCTCTGAACTTTCCAGTCCAGAAGCTCTTGTTGCGGTTTACTCGAGCACCGAAGTGCTCAAGAGTCTCGATCACTGAACTCACATATTCCACGGGGACAACAATATCGTCCCCGTAGACACGCACTTGGCCCTGCAGACGTTTAATATCTGCCGGACCGAGCTGGCGATTGAGCGCTCGCTCTATGCCCAAAAAGACCAAGGTGCAAAACACCAAGGCCTCAATAGGGAAAGTAAGCGCTGAACCCATAGATGCGTACTTAACTAGGTCAATAACCTGGCCTTGTACATCGGCACGGGTGCTACGGACAACTTGCACTGCCTCCCCCAAATGGGGGAAGTTAGCAAACAGCTCCTGCACCAACCGGTTCGAGACACGATCTGAGGCTTCCTTTAAATCAAGGGTTGCCAATCGGCCAGAGGCCGATCCTTCTCGTGCCAGCTGCTGGTTTGGCAGCTGACTATCGAAGCAGACGAATTCGCGCGCGTTGTTATCTGCGCGGAACTCTTCCTTCATCAACTCCAGAATCCCCTGCTGCATAAACATCATGCAGGTCGGTTCCTCGGCGATGATGCGAGGGGTCTTGAGCGTCTTAGGGACATGAATAACCTTCACAGGTCGTTCATTCCCAGGTTCGCGGAAATCCACATGGTCCGTCACCCAGTCGAAGACTGAGTAAACGGGAGCAGCATACTCGATAAACGGGAACACTGCCTCCAGACGCGTCGTCCACTCCTTTAGAGTGAATTTCTGATTGCCTTTTAGGCCGTCAGCTGTCGCGCCCGGACCATGTGCTGGGATCACTTCTCCGTCGTAGATCCTTCGATCGAGACGGGAATTGAGGCGTCTCCAGAGGAGATTAGCCACACGCCGGTAGTCCAAGAAATCATCAGGGCTACAAGCGAGATCACCAGCGCGGAGCTCCGACTCACACTTGAGGTATTCCTGGTACGCTGTCTGAATTCGTTCATTCGAACACTCCAGTTCGACCTTGCCGAACGCCATTGTAATCTGGCGCACGGCTTGGATCGCAGCAATACTAGGATCTTCAAGCAATCGTCCACTCCCACGCTCGAACACCTGATCCAAGAACCCACCTAGAAAAACGGGGAGTTCACCGCGCCGGCGAAAGCCGACAAATGCGGAGGGATCTACCAAGCCCAAGTCAAGCGACCGTTGAAAGTCGTTGGCGAAAGCTGGCAGAGAGATTGTCAGAAACGACATACTCTCATGTTCGAAGCGTTGCGCGATCGTATTAAGATCGCGTTGGGTGCTTGTGTGACATCTGATCCCGGCGTCAGCCAGGATCATCTGCAGAAATACAATTTGGCTTTTCATGCTTTCCTTTCAAGGTAAAGCATCCATAGCCAGTGGCGTTCAGATCCAGGTGCGAGCTAGTTAGCTCTCACCTCCCAGGATCTTGGTCAGAAGTGCGCCGGAGGACGCGGTAAGCGCGGTCGTAAGACCGAGCACCTTGTCCTTTTGTGACGCGAGAGACAACCCCACAGTGGGGCTAACGATGACCAGATAGGCGCTGAAGGGAACCTCGCGGTTCACTCCAGCAAGCAGCGGGTCAGCCGCAACATCCGTCGTATCCAGGCGAACCACGCGACGCGTGTTCGTTCGGGACGGAGTGTGACTGACCGAAAGCTTGACGAAACCGTCGTCTTTCTGGTATGTCGACTTGTTCTCTCCCGTGCTAACTCGTGGCAGCGTTACCGCCACGGAGTTAAGCGTGAGACTCTGAGGATCTGAAAGTGCCATTGGCAATATTCCTAACAGTGGGACGGGGCTTTTGGCCCCGTACTATTATTTTAGCCCGCGGCTTATGCCGAGAGCTGCAAGGATGGCCCATTGCTGAGGTGAAAACATCTCAGGGGTTAAGCCAAACCCAAAGGGTGATGCTTTAGCCCTCACTTTAGAGTGATAGCTAAGGGTAACTTCAAACGGCCTCATCGTATAGACACTCTGCCCTTGCGGGTAGAAGCCTTGCGAGAATAGGCCCTTGGGGAGCGTGATTTCCTTACGGATTTCCGTTTCCTGCATGATGTACCCATACTGCATTACCAACCCATCGTTGATTACTGCGCTCAAATTACCGAGCACATCACCAAAATTGATGAACCAATCGACGAGCCAGGTCCAGGGTTGGAGGTTCCAAAGAACCTCCGGATCGAGCCTAGTGCCAAGTAACAAATTGGCCTGGTGCTCGAACTCCACAAGATCGTTAAGCGCAGTGTCAATCTCAGGATAGTAAAACCTGAAACCGGCACTGAAATGACTTTTGGTCACTCGCCTTTCGATCTGAATGGGAACCTGGTTACCAGTCGACACTCCCGTACGAACGAAGCTTCCGGACCGTGAGGCCCATGGCTCCAAATCGTAGTAGGATTTTGGCGCAAGATTTCCCTGCGTCGTGTCGATCAAGGTATCGAATTCATAGGTACGTCTGAGTAACTTGTTTAGTTGCTTCTCGTGGGCTTGTAAGACCGCACGAGTGTTAAGAACCAGTTTGAGAACCGAGTCGAGGTCCCTGATAAGGGGAGCCCAACCAAACTGGAGATTCAGGTATTCATTTCCTGTCTCTCTAGCCAGTTCCTTAAAGTTCCTAGCCTCCTGATATAGGGAGCCAATGATCTTCGGCACTCCGCCGAATCTCAACTCACCTATAGCAGTAGCCAAGTCAACCTGGGGTTTCCCAGGTCTTGTGCGTGCAATAGCAGCACCGCCCAGCGCGAACATAACAGCATTCTGGTTGACGATCTCCTGAGGAGTCGCCAAACTCATCGGGGTATTAAACCCGGCGAGGTAGAGTGGACCGTCTAAGGTCCAGCTGTAGGGGCCCGAATAGTAGTTTTGCAGGGTTAAACCTGTATAATTACTATGAATCGAGCCGCGTTCTGTTCGAAATGCCGATCCGAAATCCTGTCGTGAAAGAAAATCCACGATGTAGGGAGCGGACAGACTAGGGTCTACCTTAATCCGTTCCAACCAATGGAACAGAGGATTCTCCTGAGAATGCGTACGTTGATGCCAAGTGTTACCCTCACGGGTTTCACTCGTCACCGCATACGTCGGTATGTTACCTGTGATTGTCGTTGTAGTGGGACCGCCGAAGCGTTCCTTCATTTCCAACGTCATATTCGACCTGCTTTCTGCGGATACCCTTAGGAGGAGGCACGAAGCCCCTCCATAGGCAGAGCACAAGCCCAGGGCGCCCCCT